ACATCGGAGCTATATCACCAAATATAGTACATAGCTGGGACTCATCGTTGATTCATCTCACTTTTAGTGAACCTGAGTTTACAAACGGTAACATTCCTTTCGCATGTGTACATGATTGTGTGCTTGGAAGATCATCAGACATGACATTTATTTCTAATCTTGTGCGTCAAAAGTTCGTTGATATGTATAAAGAAAACATATTAAAGCAATGGTGCGAACAAGTCGGTGTAGCCTTTGATGAATCAGTGATGGTGAATACGTTAAATATTCAAGATGTTCTTTTAAGCGATTACTTTTTTTGTTAAATGAAAAAACCCAAACCCCCAGAAAATGCAACGCTTGTCGAGCGTATTCAGTTCTATGTAGACAACAATCAAATAATTGAGGCAAAGACTTTAGCACTTCTTGGGGACACTTTGGAAGAAGCGTACAGTTGGGACACTGAATTTATATAGAATTGTATAAATTGACACGGTACTTAGTGTATTTTCTGATATTTTACAAACATAAAATAACTGTTTGCAAATTTAGTAAATCTGATGTACACTAAGGAAAGTGAAAGCAAGTCCAATTACTAATCAATCAGCCCAACGAGCATACATGGTGATGGAATTACTTCGATCATCGGGAGAACGCGAGTTCCCTATGCAATTAGCTTCATGCTTTTTCTATATAGCTGCACATGATGGTTGCGAACAGTCAGAATTAATCGAAGCTGTTAACATAAGTCATTCAAGTGTTAGTCGTAATGTGTCATGGTTAGGTGGAAAACACCGACTCGATAATAGAAAGGGTTTAGAATTAGTACGCCGAGAGCGTAATCCCAAAAATTACAAATCTTGGCTGCTGTTCCTTACACCAAAGGGACGGCAATGGGCGAAGCAGATCGAAAACTTACTCACTGTTTCCGCATGACCAGACAAATCACAATGAAAGACTGTGTAGACCACACAGCTCGTTCTCATTGGAAAAACATGAGAAGTTATAAAACTTCCATGATGTACGCAAAACTATTTATGGATTGCAGAAGTCCATCAACACCTATTAAAAAGATGTTGAAGGGCGATTATTGGATTAAAACTCAGAACATGCTTCTTGAGGATCATCCACGCTGGACACATGCGACTGTGAATAGAACAATCACGGCGGCTCGCACAGCTATCAACAAAGCTCGCAAAGCTGGACTACATGACATGAATCTTCCTGAGATTGACAAGTTAAAGGAAAACAAATGTCGTATGGTATGGCTAACCCGTAGCCAAGTTGATAACTTAGCGAACATTGCTGAAGAGATCTTTGACCAAAAAGATTTAAAAGATGCGATTCTTGTTAGTGCCTACACAGGTATCAGACAAGATGAACTACTTAAACTACGAGTCAAAGACTTAGATCAGCACCACAAATCCCTCCACGTTGGTGGGATGCAATACCTAGTAACCAAGGCTAATGAAATTAGACATTTGCCTATAGGTGAAATCAACCGAATATGGGACATTCTTACCGAAAGATGTACACATCTCGATTCACGAGACAGAATATTCGGCGACTGTTGGCGTAATGGTCAAGCATTGCGTAGACAGTTCTACAAAGTCCGTGACTATTGTGGACTAGACGATAGTGTGGTTTGGCATACTCTTCGTCATAGTTACGGAACATGGTTGGCAGAGACTGAATCGGTCA